AGAGTTGCGTCACCTGTGGGTGTAGGACTCATCACCGCAGCTGCAGCACCAAGTGGAGTTGCGGTTCTTAAAGCTCTGGCGGCCGCCGCAGCTTTAGAGACTTGTTTTAAAACATTCGCACCTTGATTTGTAAATCTCTGCAACTGAGGAAACTTATCCATATTAGGGCCAGTCGCACGAACAGTTGCACCAGGCCCTGATGTTGTAAGCCTACGATTTACATTCAAAGATAGTTGACCTGGTGAAGATTGTGGTGGTTTAGTTGACGTGGGTAATGTGCTTCTTTGACCTTGTTTAATAGGATCTGTCGCAACAAAAGGAGTTCTACCACCTCTGAAATTTTGTGGTGTTCCTTTCCGTGTGAATAAAGAACCCTGCACTGATTCCTGTTCAATCAGATATAAGTCCTCTAAAAACTGGCCAAAAGTTTTCATGAAACTAAACTTTCTAAGTATTTATCTTCAGCTTCTTCTTTAAGAACTTCAGGCGTGCACGAGACTGTCTCAACTGTTGAGGTTTCAGTCTAACCTTCTGTTCTTTCTTGGAGTGGTGGAACCTGTTGGGGACTTGCATCATTCCTGGGCATCTGTAGATACCATACGTGAAAAACCCTTGATTTTTTCAAACTGTATGACACTTGCAAATTTGTCCTGCAACCCGTCCTTGTGAGAGATGACAAAGATATTGGCATCTTTGATAACGTAACGAATAATCTTCAAAAATTCGTCAGTGCCGAAACCATCAAGAGAACTATCAAAGACTTCATCCATAATCAATAAATTTGTGTTCGTGGAATTTTTGAAAGCGGCGACCTCTCTCCAAGTGAACAACAGAGCCAAATCGATACGCATCTTCTCACCCTCTGAAAAACTTGCATAAGAGAAGTCTTCGTGAATGGGTGAATTGATCTTTTCGTTGAACTCTTCATCCAAGTTGAAGTTGATGTAAAAATCCATCATCTGTAAATACCGATTGACCTGTCTATTGATCAACGGCAGATATTTTTTGACGATCTTGGTTTTTACACCACCATCCTTCAACAAGGTATAAATGAAATCTTTGTGATTTACTTCCGTCTTACGGGTTACTAATTGATCGAATGTACTATTCAGTTGTTCTTGCAGTTTAGTTAGCTTCTCATGTTCAGTATTTCTGTTCTGTAACTGATCGGCAATCGTTTGAATTTCAGTTCCCAGATCTCCGACCTGTCGTTGTAGTCCAGAAATCTTAGTATTGTTTTGAGAAATGTCATGCGTTAGTTTTGTAATCTCCCTAGAAAGAGCACTAAATTGACGTTCTCTTTCTTGTTCAAACTGTATGGTCTCCTCAAGTTCTTTCAAACCTTTCTGGAGATCCTGATTTTTATCTTGAACGTCTTCGATTCTATTTAAGCGAAACGATTCGTCAATCGTCTGTGTGCAGGTCGGGCAAACCGTATTCTCTTTAAAGAAGTCCAACTCTTTGGATAACGATGATACCCTTTGTGTAATTTTACCACGAAGATTGTTAAGCTTCAATAACTTTTTATCTGCACCACAAACAATACTCTGTTCACTAGTGAACTTGAATACATCCTCTTCTAAAGTTGCATTCTCTTTCATATAAACGCCAATTTGGTCTGTGATATTGGCGATCTTTTCTTTCTTGTCATTGATATTGGCGTTTCCACGACACTCTAACTCTTCGATAAATCCCCGTTGCATATCCACTTTATCGGCAAGACCATCTTTCTTCAGTTCTAAGACTTTGATCTCATCTCTTTCTTGACGGATCTTATCTTTGATCACAGAGTTCATTGCAGAGAAGATACGAATATCAAGAATATCCTCAATCACCTCTCTACGACTGGCTGCAGGAAGTTGCATAAAAGGAACAAAGGTTGAAGATCCTAGAATCACAATCTGTGTGAACGATTTATAGTTCAACTTAAGGATATTATTCTCAAGATATTTTTGTTGATCGGTAGATGCGGAGTCTTGATTCAACATCTTATCATCTACCCAGATCTCAAACAGAGATGGTTTGATACCACGCACAACTTTATAATTTCTGGTTCCAATATCAAATTCAATCTCTACTTTACAGTCCTTTTCATTCGTAGAATTAATCAGTTGAGGTTTGTTAATTTTACGAAATGGTTTGTTGAACAACACAAATGTCAACGCATCCAAAATGGTGGACTTACCTGCACCATTCGTTCCGATGATCAGAGTCGTTTCATTCTTGTCAAGACTAACTTCTGTCCAATGATTTCCAGTAGAGAGAAAGTTCTTCCATCGAATGTTTTTAAATCTTATCATAATCTTTTGGAATCACCAAGTCGTTGGACTGAATTACAACATATGGATAATCATAAGACTCACACGCCTTTATGGCAAGGTCTTCATCAATTTCTATAACCTGAAGTCTTTTATAAGTATCATCTGATAGAGTCAACATCATTGCATATCTTTCTGCATCATCCTCCTCTTCAAAAATAAAAAGTACTTTATCACCATCTTCGTTCTCAACGGCATAAGCTCCTTGATCTTCTCTACCATCGATGGTGAGAATGTACATCAGTCAGCCTCACAAGCTTCGATGTAAACTTCCTTGAGAATATTTTTTAACATTGCTTTGTCCATTTCAACTTCAGCTTCATCAATATATCTATTCAAAATGCTAACAGTATCCTCAGATTCATCACTCTCCAAATCCTCAGTGTCATAAACACCTGCAAAGTCAAAGTTCTCAACTATTTTCAATTCGTGTACATTTGACTTGTAAAGTTTGTCAATAAACTTTTCAAACTGAAGTGGGTCTGATTTTTTGCGGACAACAACTTTAACAATCTTGTCACTGTAATCAACTGATTTTAGAAGTTGGTGAGGAGTGTCCTCATAGTAGATGTTGTAAAACATCTTGAATGGATTATTGACAGGGGTGATCTCTAAGGTTTCAGTGTCAAAGATATGGAATCCTCTTGGGTCATCAACATCACTCCAATACAATTCGTAGGGATTACCCAGATAACGAATATTATTTTTACAACTTCTAGTATGATAGTGACCCGACAATACTAGATCAAACTTTTTGTAAACATCACTATCGGCACCGTGATCCATCACCACTAACTTGTTTGCATTGAATCCCTTGAGTTCAAGGTGACCCATCACACATTTTGATTTTGACTTTTTGATCAGATCATTTGTCTCAGATTCATTCTCTTGGTTGATCCAAGGGATGAAAAGAATATTGCGTTTATCAAACTTGACTTCAGTGGCCCTTGAATAACAGATGACGTTTTCATACTCTCTCAGAAGGAGAGAGATTGCATTGATATCGTTAGTGTTTTTATAATATGCAGTATGGTTACCAATGATCGTGTGAACAGTAACACCCATCTTCTGGAGACGATCATAGTAATTTTCTTTCGCCCAATCTAAAGCCCAGAAGTCAATACCTCTACGACTATCAAAGGTATCACCCATATCAATGACTGTGGTGATACCTTCCCGTTCTAGAGTGGGAAAGAAGACTTCATTGTAAAATTTAAGAAAGAATTCGTGAAAGAGTTTTGAAGCTTTACGAGCACCAAAGTGTTGATCTGTGATGATTGCAACTTTCACGATTTAACTCCAATGTAGATCATCAATTGTACCGATAGTTAATGTTGTCCTTGATTGTATTGTAGTCACTCTCAGTTCCAGCCATCATACCATCATCTGAGAACACTTCACTATACCCACTTCTTTCAATAATTTTTGACTTAATCTCAAGTTGCTTCTTCTCCTTTTGAATTCTTCTCAGAAATGCGTAGTGGATAATCTGAGTAAAGTAAGCAAACGGATTAGAAGATTTTTCTGGATCGAAGTTGTTGATGTATTGAACGCAGTTTTCAATCCCATCACAAATCATATCATCCTTGAACATATAGTTCACGAAGTTTGGCTTATAGGATAAATGAGTTGCGATCTTTAGAAAACATTCGCCAAGATAATTTGTGATACGTGGTTTAGGTTCACCCTGTTCTTGTGCACGGCGAACGTTAGCCTTGTATTCAACAATGGCTGCAAGAAAATCTTTGTTGTTGACGTAGTGTTCTGATCTGCGTCTTTTTGTCATCATTACGGCGTACATATCGACCCTTTTTATAATCACCTTAACATTATATCAAAATGTTTGAGGCTTGACAAGGCTGTCAAATCTCTGTATAATAACTCTGTCAGGGTTGAAAAAATGGCTCTACAGCTTAAAGATCTTTTCTAAGCTATCTCTAGCCTCTTCGACAGAAGAAACATACCCTAGATGAGTAGAGACTCCAACCTTTACAGGTGTGGTATCTTCTTCATCGTCCTTATTTAGAGACCTCACCCACTTCTTGTATGCACCAATCAGTTCATGATTGTCACATCTAGTGTAATAGATTACGTGTTTTAGTTCAATACAATGAATACGATCATCACTCATTTTCATCCAGGCATCTACTTTATAGTAACTAAAGTTCTGCCTTCTTGATGGTATTTCTTTGATGATGCAAGGATCAATGGCGAGAATGGCTTTTACATCATCATCGTAAAATTCTTCTACTTGTGCAAACACCTCTTCTCCACTGACTAATTTTATAATTGCGTACATATCTTTCATAGTTGCCCCATTTTGATAGGAATTATTTCATAGTTAAAGTTCTCTTCATTATAGATTTTTACTCTCTCAATGAGATGATTCAAGGTATAATTTTTTCTAGAACCATATGTTGTATCATCTGCAATATCGTAAAGAGTGGCTTTTGTTTTACTATTACTTTTACGTAAAACTCTTCCTATGGATTGCAGATTTCTAACCCTTGATTTACTGGGTGATGCAAAAACTACGTTGTGAAGGTTCTTGATGTTGATGCCAGTTGAGAAAGTTCCGTATGAAGCAACAATGATTGCATTATTTTCCCTTTCAGTGATAGCTCTTATTTCTTCTCTTTCTTCTGCATCAACTCCACCGTGAACAAAAAAGACTTTTCGTTCATCGTTACAATTATTTATGAGATCGTAAATTACCTCTCCGTGAGTCTCTACACGACTATAAAGAACTAGTGTGTTGCCTTTCAAGTCTCTAACAAGATTACGAATAAATTTATTTCTCTGTTCGTGTTGTATGATGAATTGAACTTCATCTTCAAATGTTTCAAACTTTTGTGGTTTATGTTTGAGTAAAAGTATCTTGATGTCTAATTTAGCTAGGTGGCCTTTTTCGATTAATTCATCTGTTCGGATGATTTTGTAAGCTGGACCAAACAATCCCTCTAATACCCACTTGTGTGTTTGTGTGCCATCTAATGTTCCAGTGAATCCAAAACGATACTTCGCGTGATGAAGTTTAGTCATAATATTGACTAATGATTTACTTTTGAAAAGGTGCGCCTCGTCTCCAATTACTACGTTGTACTTCTCAAAAAATTTGCGATCAAGTTTGTACACTGATTGCCAAGTTGTGATAGTAACTGGTCGATCGTCCTCTTTCTCTTTACCAGAATAGACCTTGTGACAGTATGACTCAGAATCCCAACCATAGTCCTCAAAGTCCTTATACATCTGTTCTACAAGAGATGTCGTTGGAACAACTAGAAGGATTCTTTGTCCTTTATCAATATAGTACCGCACAAGAGTGTAAATCATCAAAGACTTTCCTGAGGCAGTCGGTGATATTAATAGTTTTCTGTTATGTTTTAGAGCATCGTATACTCCCTCCACTTGATATTCTCTGGGTGAATGAGAACAAATAGAGTTCATATAATCTTGCACACCCTCCTTTGAAATCATTTCATTGACTTCGAAGGGAGTGCCGTAATACTTGTTATTTAAGAATTCGTAATCGTAGTCGTATCTTCGACAGAAGGATACAATTTTGTCAAGGAGACCGACGTAGATTTCACCACTTGTTTGATTGAATAATCTTATCTTACCATCCCAATACCTGTTACGATACTGAGGCATGAACTTAGCCCCAGGCACATCAAATGTGAATTCGTCACTGAGTTCATAATAGACGTGAGGGTCAGCCTCAATCTTTAGATATACTTCATTCTTTTTGGAAATACTAATCATATCCACGAATAAACTTCTGCCACTCGATAGCATTCTTGATCTGAAACGTTCTGTTTTGAATCGTTTTGATAATGTTCTCCAAAAATTCAATCATCGTATTGTAATACTCAATTTTGAGTTCAGATTCAATCAGTTTTTCATCTGCATCCAAATATCTTTGTAACGCATCTTTCTCCCTTACTTTGTAAGGAAAAGGATCATTAACATAGATTTCAGGTTCAGCCTTTCCAGAATAATAAAGATGACGTTCGTGGAGAATACATTGGTGCTTCTTCTTGGCTCTTGCACGAAGAAGTCTTAGATCATTGAATAGCTGATAATATTTAGAGTGCAACGAAGGCACCGCCAGTGAGGCGGTGTGCAACTCATCAGGATCTATCTGGGAGTCTCTCTCCCACATCTCCTGAATTGTCTCAAGGTTCATACTTCAACAAAGTTTTTATCAAGTAGTTGGAAGATCAGATATTTAAATGTTACCGATGCGGTAAAGTATTGAATATCATTTTGTGTTGCATCAAAATCCAAACTAGAGAGTGCAACAGGGAACATACCCTCTATTTTAACATATGCTTGGGGTCTTAGATTACTATTCAGAATTTGTAATGTTCCGTCAGAAAATTCAGCGTATGGATTTTCTCTATCTGTTACTTTGGAGTAATATTCATCCTCTAATTTCATATCAACAAAATCTTTTTGGCTATTCGGATATCCCAAACCAACCATCCACTTGTAAATCTGAGAATAATTTTCTAGATCTTCATCAACAATAAAATTTACACGAAAGTCATCATAGATTAATTTGTCACCAGGCACATCAATATCTTTCAGATAGTTAGGTTGTAGTGCAGTTCCAAGTGTCAATCCTGGCAGATTAGCTGCAACTGCCAAAAAATCAACCTTCGGGCACTTATTAATTTTTAATTTGAATCCGACAGGTGAAAGAAAATTTCTATTTGATACCTGTTCTAAACAAGGATTACCAGCCATTTTACATCGGTGAGAAGATAGTGTTATTCATATATGTACGAACTTTATCAGCAAATCTGTCACGTTTAATTGTTCTCATTGGTGGTGGACCAGAGGGTGTGGCAGCATTTCTTAAATTTCTTTGAGCCTCTGCATCAAGTTTGACCACCTGACTTGGAGATATTGGATCACCTGCAGCTTCGCAAAATTCTTTGAACCTTTTCATTGTTTTATTTGTATTTAGAAAAAAAGGGGACCTTTCGGTCCCCTCAACACTTCCTTCACACAGGAAGTATTTAGATCACATAAGGTTAGTAACCTTAACTCTTCTGTAGTAACGGTTGGCGTTTTGTGTAAGAGCGCCCAGACCCTGAGTGGTTCCTTCAGCGAAGGGGTTAGCAACCATACCATAACGGGTCTTGAAGCCGATCTTAGGCTGGAAGCTGTTCTCACCAACGGCACGTACCATCTGCAGAGGTACATAAGGGCAATAGAACAGACCTGCATCATAAGGGCTAGAACCCTTATAACCAACAACATAGTAGTGGTTGGCCTCAGCACCACCCGAAGCGGCATAAGGATCGATGTATACACGATACTTACCATTGATGGTGCCGGCAAAGGTGTTGCCAGTGTCATCAACGTTCAGGTTTACATTGAGTGCAGGGGTGTAGTCCAGTACACCAGCCATAGTCAGGGCGGAAGCAACGTCAGCGGATGTTACGATGATGTTGCCCTTTCCTCTACGGGTTCTTTGGGCGATCGCGTTAGCGTCTCTTTCAATCTGGAAGAGCAGACCCTTGAACTTCTCTACCGACCAACGACCGTTGGAGTCAACGTCAAGGTCAAATGTACCAGCGGTAGCAACGTTAGCCTGAGCACCAGACTCAGCAACTTTGTAGATGGTACGGATGACTTCTCTGTTGATTTCAGCCAGAATTTCAGTGGACAGAATGTTCGCCAGTTCGGCTTCAGCATTCAGACCGTGAATGGCCTTAAGGTCTTGGGCGAGTTCCAGGGAATACTCAGCCTTCAGAGCACGTGATTTTGCGGTGACGGTGACCTTCTCAATTGAGAAAGCCATTTCACGGAAGGCATTATTTCCAGTGCCATCCAGATTCTCAGAATCACCTGTGACCATCCCTTGACCTACGTTGTAGAGCGCTTGGGAGGCATCGCTTGAACCAAGAACAGAGGGGTTAGTGCCCGACTGTGTGGTAGTACCGAAACCAGCATTAATCGAAGTGAAACCAGCAGTCACATCAAGACCTTTGTCTTGAGTTGAGAAGGCGGAATCGGGCTCGTTGAAGAAGGTTTCAGTTCCAGACTGACTGGTATAACGTGAACGCATCGCAAAAATGAGTCCAGTAGGACCATTCATTGGTTGAACGCCAGCGACATCGTAGGCGATCAGATTAGGCATTGAACGTCTGATCAGGGAGATCAGAACAGGATCAAAACCAGCAACAGGTCCAGCAGCAGTGGCGCTACCACCGAAAGCACCACCAGCACCGGCAGCGTTTCCTGAGTTGGTTGGTCCTTCAAAAAGGAATTCTCTTTCTTCGCGCATAAAGCGCTCTTGGTTTTCTAACAGGCAAGCGGTTACCGCTCTACGATGGGAGTCCTTGATTTCACCAAGGCCAGCATGATTAAGCAGAGGGGCCCACTTCTCCTGCAGATGTTCAGATTGGAACATTTGCTTTTACCTATGGGTAAGTGTTTTTGTGTTTGATAATCTTAAATTCACTTTTTAGCGACTTGATCCAGGATGCTCAGGTATTGGCCCATTGCACCAGTGTAAAAACTGGGGGCTTCTTCGTTCAGCACCTGATCTGAAGTCTCTTTCTGAACTCTCTGACCGAAGTATGACTCCTTCAGAGTTTCCAGTTTTTCACGATATGATTCTTCACTTTCAAACTCAACACTCTCGGCGAGTTGGGCGAGCTTCTCTTTTTGGCTGAGGGCAAGACCCTCAGCAATTTCAGATACGATCCCATCGGCAACCGACTCAGCAAGTCGTTTGTTCAGGGAGACATTTCTTTCGATCTGCTCGTTGAGTTTAGTCTCCATTTCATCAAGTTTTTCTACCATACTCTCGACAACATTGTATCTATCTTCAGGGATGGAAACATAATGTGCTTCAAAAAGTTCCCTCATACCAGAGAGGAACGATTCAGTCATTTCTGATTTGAGTCCGTGCTCGACAGCGATCTCGTTTTCTACGAGCCACTCATCAGCAACGTACTCCAGGTAAGAATCAACGCGCTCGATGAGAGCTTCTTTTACAGCGTCGATTTCTTCAACAATGCGCTCTTCGTTGATGCGCTCCATTTCTTCGGCGATTTGTGCAACCTTCGAATTGATTGCAGCCTCAAAAATAGTTTTGGCCTTCTCTTGAAACTCTTCGGAAAGTTCTTCACCTGAAAACAGAGCGGTCATATCCTCCTCGATGTCATACTCGGGAGTTTCGACCATTTCTTCTTCGGTCACTTCCTCTTCCTCAGCAACGATTTCTTGAGTTTCATCAATTTCCTCTTCGGCCTCTTCGTGGGCCATCGCAGGTTTTGCAGCCTGATTAACAACATCTCTTACAGTTTTGACTTTGGGTTCACGCAGTTTAGCGGAATCATCGTCAGATCTGTAGTTATCGGGAGTAGGTCCACCGAGATCTTCATAGGAACCAGCCACCGATGTATCCATCGGCACAGCAGCTTGAGCACTAGCGTTTACGGCTGACTTGGATTGAACAGTGCCTACTTCCATTTCTTGTAATTTTTGACCACGGGACATTTGAACTCTCCGATTAAGACTTTATAAGTGTAATTAATC